TCTGCGTATATAGTTACCTTATTAGCAGGTAAGTGATACAGATGAGCACCGTCGTAATAAATAAAAATATTTCCGTCTAGAAGAAAATCCATAACTAGGTTTCTTCTGAAGGAATCTATATCTTGGTAAGGATTGGGCTGGTAATTTAGTAGAGTGTCTACAGTCTTTCTTTTGACTCCAGCCGATACCGGGAATCCCACTTTTTCAGTACCTATATGGTAGTTTATCTCTGAAGTATCGTCAATGAGCATGTTTACTGCTCTGTTCACGATCTCAAGATTCTCATAGTAATAAATATAAGTACGTTCAGGTTCTAACGAAGGGCTCTCGGATCTATCTTGGGCTATCCATCGTTGAGCCGGGTTTAATTTTTCAACTAGCCAACTTCCTAGCTTCATGTTTCTCCTTTTGGATCTTCACCCAGTTCTTCTGCTTTTCAGCAGTAGTCAAAGCTGGATCCTTTCCATATACGCTATGAAGCTTCATATGATGCTCATGACACAGAGTTACAGTCTGGTTGTAGACTTTATCTTCTTCTTCCGAAATGAACTCATCTCGAATTTTTAAGATATCGTCAACTACTTTGACTGCGTAACCTTTCATTTTGCACCACTTATTAAACAATGGAGTCATTGTATAATAGTGGTGAAAATCGAGATTCTCTGTGGTACCACAAATTTCACATTGTGCCCCTTTTTTGTATCTGGCCTTGGCTCTATCCCTAACGTATTTGATAGGGTCCCGTAATAGGGTTGCTCCGGACATAACGTCTCCTTTTTAATTTCTCTGATTATATTATTTCGAGGGCCGAAAGTCAAGGTGCAAATTACCGAAGGTACGGTATCATACCATTAACCGAATGTTTGGCCGTCGATAGTGTAAGTAACCTCCTGAATCATCTGCGTGTTACCAACTTTTTTTGGTACACCAGTATCATCAGTTAAATATGCTTCTGCATAGCTCCCGTTTTCTACATAGTAAAAACTATTAGGCATAAGCTCTAACGGTAGGCTAGTTACTTTGAAGAATTTTACGTCTGCCATCTACCACTGTACCTCCTGCCACGTGTTAGCTCCAGCTGCGGAAATTGTGAACACGGCTGTAGGTATGACTGTTCGTGGCCCGCTAGAAGGAGCGATTTGATCCTCCGATTCTAGTTCTCTTCTTTCGCTATGTAACCAGTCTATCTCAGTTGCAGGAGTATAAAACTTCCACGACAAAGTAGTGCTTGGTTTTAGCTGCTCCTGCATTTCTATCATATTACGCTTTCCTTAATAGTGACCCTTTTAGGTACTCCCTTAAAGGTCATTCCGTCTATAACGTACTCGTAGTTTACATAATAAATACCGGGCTGCAATGAGTTAGTATTTACAAGTTTAAATAGATATCCATCAGTTACTTCTGGGCTTGTATAATTTTCAAAAGTTAAAGTAGCAGCAACGGGTTCTGATTCTAATGGAACCTCGCCTCTCTTAGACTTCTTTAACTGAACCGCTAGTCCAGTTATTAGTGATTTGCTTCCCGTCACTGTAGCGGGTATTAAAAGGCTTTCGCCCTGAAATATTACATACATTAAAAACCTCCTATGCCAGTTTTATAGCTATAAAGCGCATACCTGATAGCATCGGCCATGTGCGAGGCATCATTGTGTAGGGGCTTTTCTTTTTGTAGAGATTGATTTGGATCCCACTGATACTGATCGAAAGCATAAAGAACGTGCTTAAGATGCGGAGGAACTACGATCCTATCATTATCCGATAATGACGCAACATAGCCGATACCATCTAGTACTGATTTCTTTGCGTTCGTTGTGGGAATGTCGTATTCCTGTGCGAAGTCATATCGCTGCTGCTGGTTAGCGGAATCAATATAGATGTAATCTATAGACCACTTATGCATCAGCCTCTGAATTTCTTCGGCGTGTCCTGAAGTAACCTTTTCATTGTCTAGATACTCATCTAGGATGTAGAACTTTTCGGTTTCCCAGGAGTAAGCCACTACTACCATAGCTGTCGGATCTCGGAAACCTAAGTCTAGACCTGCGAATATATCGCACTTCTTGAAGTTTAAGTCGTCGAAATCTGTTACACAGTTATCTTTGAGGTTCCAGATCTTTCCTTCGAATATGGAGAAGTCTGCCTCATATTCCTGACGGAATTCGGCCTCGCTCATGGAGCGGCGGGCCTCCGCAACGTCAGATTCAGTCATTCTAGGATTATCTTTCCAAGTGGCCTTTACTGAGAACCACTCTGGGAAATCATCTCTGAACCCGCGATCGAATAATTTGGAAAACCAGTTATTCTTACCACGAGGAGTAGAAATAAATAGTGCCTTTGAGTTGGGCTTGTCTAGCGTCGGTCTTAGGGCGACGTTAAAGGCCTCCATCCCGTCCGTAAGGGCTGCTTCGTCGAAGATAATCAAATCATAGGAGCGTCCTACGCAACTATCCACCTGATTTACCGAACCGATACGAATTGTAGATCCGTTCGATAATTCTATAACCTTGTCTTTCGCGTTATCTTTTGATACCTCTAGATTAAACCGCTTTATCAGCGATCTCTGCAAATCGAAAGAGATCTGCGATAGAGAGTAGTTGGGGGCCATGATCAAAACACTAGACCCTGGGACTAGTGAGACGACCTGGCCCACAACATTAGCGATATAAGTTTTGCCTTGACGGCGAGACAGAGCAGCACACCCAAAGCGATACTTCGGGTTATTTATTCCGTTTATTAAAGCTATCTGGGAAGGTAATGGATCAACCTCTAGCTCTCTTAAGTAGTTCGCTATGGGAACTCTCATAAAAGAACCAGGATATTGTACTATTACATCCGTGGGTATGTCTGCTCTGCTTACAATCATGCCATTTCAAAATGAGGCCCATCAATGAATGGTCTCTTTCCCTCTTTTCTGCGCGTATCAATATAATGATTCATGGCCTGTTCCATAGTACCATTCCAGAGTCTAATGTCTGGGATGTTCCATGCGGCGCCCCAACGGAGTGGCACACCAAGTTCTTTGGCAGCCTTAGCCATTGCATCTGCGATATTGTCATATAGATTTAGTTCCCAGCTAACCTTTCCGTTTACATAGGCCACTAAATCGACTGCTTTTCCATCTATGTGTTTACTTTTCATGGTCTGGGACTTCCCAGCTGCCACGTATTTTCTTTGAGTCTCTATTGAGCGAAGACCTTCGGTTACTCCGAAGTCTACAGTAGTTAGTTGGATTGCTCTCCTTACTACTGCTACTAGTTTAGGGTCTACCCCGTTTAGCTCGTCTAGAGATCTTTGGCTTAGCTTAAACATTCTCTTGCCTCTCTTCTTCTTGTGTTACACCTTCGTCCGTTATAGACACTCCGTCTTTACCGGCACTTATCCTTCTCTTTACTAGTTGAGCTATGAACCCACACATTATACTAAATATCTGAATGTGAGCCATTACAGCAAGCCAGAACACATATTGTAAATTAGTTGATACCATCCATAGGCCTAGAAACGCGTATATAGTGAAGATTACAGCCGCTCCGAACATCATCCATAAGGCTATATTCTTCCGCTCGTTCGTCTCTAGACTTAGCCAGCTCATTCTGCCTCGTCTTCAAATAGAAGAAATTCTCCCTCTTCTTCTTGCTCGTAAGCTGGTGCTGGCGCATCTACAGGAACTTTATAGACTAGGTTTCCCTTCTCGTCATATCCCTTTCTATGGCCTCTTTTAATGTATTCAGTAATCATTTAAATATCCTGCAACACGTTTTCCGATCTGGGAGGTTTTAGTAATCGCAACCTGATCTTCTACAGTGTTTCCTTCTGAGAACCCTACAACTATTATACCTATAGGATAATTCAGTAAATTTACTAGTGGACATACTACAGCCCTATTTAGTCCGTGATTATAGAAGTATCTTTTTGTCGATATATCTATTGGATCATATAAAACTGTGCACTGTGGCCTGTCTATTTCCTTCCACACCATTCGAAGGCTTCTATTCATTGAAGGAATTGGCTCCTCTCGCGATTCAGCGTGAGAAGTTCCCTCCATTAAAGGATCAGCTATAAAAGTGGTAGTTGCCTCAGTAAAAGGAATACCAGTTAAATCATGTCTTCCATTATGAAACTGCTTAATAAGTACGTTGTCCGCTCCTAGTTCTACTCGTAAATTTTCGAGAGCCTCGTTCACTAGATCCGCACTATGTAGCTGTCTCTCAAATCTTGCTGCTTCTTCTTCGGGTGTGATTATCATTTTCTCTAGTGCATCATAGCTTCGGTATCCGATATATGCTGCGACTAGTAGCAAAAGGGCCAGTAGAGTCTCTACCGGCCTTCTAGACAGGGAGATAATAAAGCTCCTTAAAGCGTCACTTAGCTCCTTTATCATTGTTGAGAAGTTTCTCCATCAACTGTCCGTAGTTTCCTTGCCCAAAGTTAGCTATATTGACTGTGGGTCCTGTGTTGTCATTCTTCAGCTCGTCTATACGCATCTTATGCGCGAACTGAAGAAGGTCGAATAAATCTTTAGAGGTATAAATACCGCTTTCTTCGGCTTCCTCTATCTTAGCGTCTATCATTTTATCGAGAATCTGACCTAATCTATGCTTATTTCTATAGCCTCGATCTAGGTAGACGCCTGTTATATAGTCCTTGACGTCATTGCGCTCCAAAAGCTGCACAATTTGATACTCCGGTATCTGGAGTTGCTCAGCCGTATCCTTAGCAGAGCCATAGGTTAAGTAAGCGTTTACAATGTCAAGGGCTTCTGGAGTGAGTGCAATTTGGGTCATAATATGGAGTATACCAATATTAGGATTGCAAGGCAAGCTTTTTTTGCGCTAGGGCATCATATGGACCCAGCGAACGAGCGAAACCGAAAAAGTTTCTTGACTTTTGAAGTCATTTACAGTATATTCTCTAGAGAAAGGAGAAAAAATGAGTCAAATTATTGATAAAATCCAAGCCGAGACTACTGGCAGGAGGTATACGGGCGAATCCACGCCACTACTATCAGTGACCGAAGAATTTTACAATCCAGTAGAAATCAATCCTTACCTCACCGAGTATTTCGTCGGCGTTAAGTTTGGACATACCGTAAGAATCGAAGAAGGCTCTAAGATCGACGCTACTCACGTAATCAAGAAAGCCATCACAGAACTCATCTTCGGAGAGTTTCGCTCAGATCTAGTTAAACTTCAATACCAGCTCTACGATCGAGACTTCGACGAAGCACTAAAAACCGCTAAGAGCATCGAACAGAGGATGTTTTATGATAGATAATAAAATGACTATTCCAGTCAGCGATAGCATAACTATTAGTAGTGCTAGTATGGCTCCTAGTCATCTAATCTTTGGGAATGTAAAGATCGACTGCAAGACTGGCGAAGTAACCGGACTAAGTGAAAACATTACAGAAGACGCTAGATTCTTCTGGGAACAAGTAAAGGAGTATATCATTGGAAAATGAATGGCTAGACATTGCCTGCATCAATCACGAGAAGTATATCGTGCATGGGCAGCTAAGTACGATAGATGGTCAAACGCAGCAGATTGAGCAAACTTTAACGCCAGAACAGAAGTGCAAGGTCGACGACCTTTTCTTTAAACACGAGCGTGAAATGCGCGAGTTACTAAAAAGTTTTGTATGCGTGTAGTAATAGCTGGTAGTCGTGGTATCACGGACTATTCAGTTTTAAAGGACGCGATTGCTCAAAGCGATTTTTCCATTACAGAAGTAGTGTCCGGTTGCGCTCGGGGGGTTGACACTTTGGGCGAGCGATGGGCAAAAGAACACGGTATTCCAGTGAAACAGTTTTGGCCTGATTGGGGCCGGTTTGGGCGGGCTGCGGGCAAGTATCCGTCGTCGTCGGCGTCGTTGTCTAGTATGTAACGAGCTCGGTCAGCGTGTTGTTGCTTTTTAGCACCTTTTTGTGAAAATATACCCCGTGGGCCGCGTGTGGGTTAGTCCCAGCATACGTGTAACTAACTAGTCTAATAACCGCCCCCATCATAGCACAGCTCATACACTATTGTCAAGAGGAAAAATTATTTTTCTGTGAAAAAATATTTGTTGACATAGGGCAGGGCAAGGGCTAAGACTAGGGCATCAAGACGGAAGGAATACCAAATGGAATTGTTTCTGATATTCGCAGCGTTTGCTATGTGGATTAGCATTCAGGAAGATAAGGCTTTTGCAAGGGGTGAACGTTATGACGTTTGAGAATTGGCTTGAAGCGGTCGATAAGGCTTTCATTAAGATTGTCGGCCTTGACCGCGATTCGTGGCCGGATCAAGATTACTGGTCAATGTGGGATGCTGGCGATACGCCTATTGAAGCGGTGATTGCCGCAATCGAAAACGAATATGGTGAGGAAGGCTTAGAAGCCTTTGGATTGGAGACTGCATAATGAAAGGCTTTGTTCCCGTCAATAAATCCGCTCTTTTGGAGATGGTTGACAATTGCCGCAAGGTTGTAGCCAACGATATGGCGGCCAACACGGCTAAACTGATTGACAAATTCGTTTCAGAAGAAAAGGAAAGAATGACAACCCGCCGCTGGTATCGCCTTTTTATTCTGCCAGCCGCCCGCTTCAACTTCGATGAAGCAAGCATTAGGGCCTATGCCGCTGCTATTGATTATCCCATATATGAATGGGATCCTTTTACTAGCATGGAAAAGGATGCTGCTAATTCTTATGCTTGGCTTGATCGGGTTGAACGTCTGGCCGAATGCGAATATGCTGGCGAACCGATTCAGCTTGATATGAAAACATTCCTGCGGCTCTCCGAACCGGATAGGTATTTCTGGGCCGAATATATAAGCCTTTACTATTCGGTTCGATAAGCGATTAAGCCCTTGTAAATCAAGGGCTTAATTGGCGCCGATTATAGCACACCCTGTCAAGCGCGTCAAGAGGAAAAATTTTTCTTTTGTGGAAAAAAACTTCTTGACGGCTAAGGCGATTGTGGGCTAGAGATTGTTCATCGAAACGGAAGGGAATACCAAATGGCCTATGTAATCTTTGATCTGGATGGCACGGTGATTGATTCGACTCACCGCCAAGCCACTAAGGCGGATGGTTCGCTTGATCTTGACCATTGGTTTGAGAACAACACGCAAGAAAAGATTCTTGCGGATTCGCTTCTGCCTCTGGCCGACACTATGCGCGCTCTTATGGCTGCCGGCCACAAGATTGTCATTTGCACGGCACGGGCAATCCAGCCTGCCGATAAGCTTTTTCTTGCTATCAATCGCCTTGCCTATGATGCTTTGCTGCATCGCGAAATTGGCAACATGGAAAGCGATGCATCGCTTAAGATCCGCTTGCTTGAAACGTATTTCATCGCTGAAGGTTTCGATAATGCTGCACAAGCAAAGGCAATCATGTTTGACGATAATGTTAAGGTGATTGAAGCGATGCTTTCAATCGGCATTAAATGCTATGATGCGACTAAGGTTAATAAACGCCTAGCGGCATAAGAGAAAAGCCCCGACAAGATCGGGGCTTTTTTTTTGCTTATCGCGCATTTTTCCTATTGACAGGGCCTGGCCCGATATGTTATAATGGGAGGATGCGCTTATTGCGCCAAAGCGCCGATAGGCGCGCCGAAATTATAGCAGGTTTCCGCGAGGCTGTCAAGCAAAAAATGAGCCCTGCATACGTATTTATTTTCGCCTCTCCTGCATTTTTTTCTTGTCAGGCTGCTAATCGCTCGGTATAAGGGGACATCAAGAGGGGATGGGCCTCTCGCGATAAACAAGGATTGATTTTTATGACTAAGGTTGCTGAAAAGAACTATTCGGAATCGCAGGAAGCCGAAATGCTCGCCGCTGGCATCATTGACAATGCTAAGGCTCTGGAATTCGCCGCTCGTTTCGGCAAAGACGTTCGCTCGATTCGCGCTAAGGCGGTTCGCATGGGTATTTATAAGGCTGCCGAAAAGGTTTCCAAGACTGGTGGCAAGATCGAATCCAAGGAAGCGATTGTTGCCGATATTGCCAAGATTGTTGGCAAGAATCTTGACGGACTCGAAAAGGCTCCCAAGACTGCGCTGCAAATCATTCGCAGCAAGCTTGCTGCCTAAGCAAGATCCAAAGCCTAAAGGCGGGGAGAAATCCCCGCCATTTTTTTTTGTCTTTTGCGAATTTTTCCTATTGACAAGGGCCAGGCCGCCGTGTTATAATGGGGCGACAGCGCCGAAATTTGGCCCATTGGCGCCAAAATTATAGCACGAATCTATATCACCTGTCAAGCGAAAAAATTCGATTAATGCGATTTTATTAATCGGAAATTCCGTCTTGTAATAGGGCTGGAAATGCTTATATTGGGGACATGGAAACGAAACAAGGAAATCAGGAAATGCAAAAGGAAACCAAAATGCAAAAGGTTATCAATAAGGTTCGGGCTATGCCCGCTCCCGAATTGGCTGGCTGGCTGGCAATGGTGATGCTGCATAGCAATACTATTCCCACGACAATTGCTCTTATTCTTGGCTATAATGCTATTCTGCCGCCACTTTCAATGGTGCTTTTGACTTGGGCTGGTCTTGCTCTTTATTTGTGGCGCGCAGTATATCAGCGCGATACGCTCTATATGGTAAGCAACGGGATTGGCTTTGCTCTTAATTCTCTTTTGCTTGCAATTATTGTCTTTCCTTGGGGCTAACGCCCCAAGGCTTTGAAAAGAAAGGAAAATATCATGGAACTGACTCTTTCCGCCGAAACGCTAGAATTTCTTAGCAATGAATTGGAAGAAATGCTTTGCCATTGCGACCTAAGCGAAACGCAATGCGACGAATTAGCCGCGCTGCTAAATTTTCTCGACACGCCCCAAGCCGATCGGCTTAACCTCTTGAAATAAAACGCAAAAATAAACCCTTGTTTTTCAAGGGTTTATTGGCGCCGATTTTAGCCGATTTTTTCCGCCGCGTCAAGAGAAAAAATTTTTTATCCACAGATACGTTTTTTTCGCATTTGGGGCTTGCAATCCCGCTAGGGCTTCCCTATATAGGTAAGGTCAGAAACGACAAGGAAACAAGAAATGGCTAAGGCTCAATATTTTCTGATTATCGACACGGAAACCACCATTGGCGATAAGGTCGCAGACTTTGGCGCGGTTCTGGTCAATCGCAAGGGCGAAATCCTGCACAGCGCGGCATTGCTTGTGCGCGAATTCTATCTTGACAACGAAAATTATCCGCTTTTTCATGACACTAGCAGCGATCCGCTCTGGGGCGCTCGTAATCTGCCCGCTCGTTATTCCGCTTATAATTCAATGCTTTCGGATGGTCGCCGGATGCTGGCGAGCGTTCCCGCAATCAATCGCTGGCTTGCCAAAGTAAACGGCAAGTATAACCCGATTGTCACCGCTTACAATTGGGCTTTTGACAAGAATAAGCTGGGCAATAGCGGAATTGACGTAGAAATGTTCGAGCGTTCATTCTGCCTCTGGCACGTTGCCGCTAATAAGTATGCTAAAACAAAGGCTTATCGCCAATTTGTTCTCGATACTGTTGGCTTCAATGCTCCGACTAAGCACGGCAATATGTCCTATCATACTAATGCCGAAATCATGGCTCGTTTTATTCTTGGCAATCCTGAATTGCCGAATGAGCCGCACACGGCATTTGAGGATGCTAAGGATTACGAACTGCCTATTCTTAAGGCTATTCTTAAGAATACTCCGACTAAGGAACTATTCGATGTTCCCGCATACAATTGGCGAGAATATCAGGTTAAAGATTGGTTCGCCCCTAAGTAGGGGCGAACTATTCGCCAAGTAAAACTAGATCCGCCCCAAGTAAAACGGGGCGGATTTTTTGTGGATAAAACGCATTTTTCCGCTTGACAGCCTGCCCCACGCCATGCTATAATTAAAGCAGCGTCTCCGACGCGCCGAAAATTGTTGCGAGCGATTCGCAATAGGCCGCGCACAGATTTATTTTTCCACAGGCCATTTTTCCTATTGACAGACCCGCCCGGATCTGTTATAATGGATGTGACAGCGCCGAAAACGGCCTGGCGCCGATTTTAGCAGGATTCTACGCGCTTGTCAAGAAAAAATTTTTCCCGAACGCAAATTTTCCCAGACTGATAAAAGATATTATGTTAAATCGAAAAACCTAGACGAATCAATCACTTAGGGCCGCTAGGACTGATAAATGGCTGGGGCAGGTTACGTTATATCATCTCCTGCGAATGATTCTCATTAGCGGAACAAAACGGGAACAGCGTTCCCGCGCCAGTGCAAAAGCAACGCAAGTGAAAAAGTTACGTGCGCCGATTATAGTGCGAAAATGACCGGTTGTCAAGCGATTTTTTTGAGGGCAGCGAAAAAATATATCTTGACACGAGGTGCAAAAATTGCTATAGTGCAATTATGACAGAGGATCAAAAAATATCTATTATCGCACTAAAGAACAAAGGTTTAAAATACCAAGAAATAGCTAATCAAACCGGGCTTACGGTCAGCTCTATTGCATCTTATATAGCTAGAAACCACAGGGATTTACTAAAAAAGAATCCCCTAACTGAGGAAGAGACACTGAAAGTAATTGAGCTTAGGGATCAGGGGATTAGTTATTCTATGATCGCAGAGCAGCTAGGAAAGACTGTAGATCACATTAAAAAGAAATGTAGTGCTCTTTTAAAAGAAGGAAAGATACAGAATATCCGAGGCGCTAGAGGCGGTAATATGAGCGTAACCAGTCCAACTACTTTATATTTGATTAAGTTTGAGGACTTCTATAAAGTAGGTGTAACTCAGCAGAAGTTGAAAGATAGATTTAGTGGAGCACCAGAATATAGTGTTATTGATACTATGACTACTTCACTAGAGGAGGCATGGGAATTAGAAAAAGCTATTAAAGCAGTAGTCAAACCGTTTATACCGGAACATAGTTGGTTTATTAGAAATGGGCGTACAGAGTGTTTTAAAACAGAAAAGCAGCTTACTGCTCTTGAGGAACTTTTTTAAAGCGCTTGCGCCAAATTATAGCAGAGTGCAAGACCAATGTCAAGCGCAAAATTTAGGGCAGGCCGGAGCAATCGCAAATTTTTATGTTGACCGGCCCACCCCTTTCCGCTATAAAGAACGGGTCGGAAGGGAGAGGGAAATGAAAATTATTTCAGCACTGAAAAAATTGTTCTTGACTTCTTCCTCTGACATTGGTAT